AATTTTGAAGCAGCACTCCCGCCTTCAGATGGTCAGTTTTCGGTCGGCGTCAACACACTATGGATCTGCGTGGAATCAGGTGCTCCATCAGCCAGTCCAGGCGCGGCAGTTCGCCAAACTGTGAGCGAACGCAGGTAGGCCTTAGCCGCGCGGTGGGCGGTATCGGCATGGTGCGCCAACGATCAGGCGCTGCACTGATTACGTCCGCAAACGTGGCCGCATGCTGTACGTCCAGTGGGTGCGGAGTGCCGTCGATGTAGCGAATCAACGCGTTGCTGACGGGATCGATTCGCAGCGTCAGCGGCAACATCGGCCCGCGCTCGCGGTCGTCAGTCTCGCATGCAGCGTCGTGTTCGTCCCACGGGGGCTCGACGATGACCGTGCTCATCGCCCACCCTCCTTGGCCTCAAGCCAGCGTTCGATTTCGGCGCTACTCCAAACTGTGATTCGCTCCGATAGCTTGATTGGCTGAACAAAAGATCGATCCTTGACCTTCCGCCAAACTGTCGACGGTGACATTCGAACTAGGGCAGTTACCTCCTTGAGCCGAAGGTGTCGGGCCATAGTTGATGGCGAGGTCTTGTAGCCACTATTTAGGGGCTCTGACCCCATCGATCGCTGTTTCCAATTATTACACTTCTCCCTAGTTCGTGGCTCCTGATTGGGAGGGAAAGCGCTGTTGTCTCGACCGAGGTCGTGGCCATCAGAGGGTGGATAAGCCGGAAAACCGGTCAAATATTTCGCCATGTGGAATTTCTCCGCAGCTTTTGTGTGCTGGGGCAGAAATTGCGCAGGCCACACCTGCCAACGCCGTTTCAGGCGCCGCCAATCGGAAAAATGTATCTATATGTGTCTTCGTGCGATAGCTTCGTGGTGAATTGCTATTAGCACCACGGACCAAAAACGTAGCTGAGCAGGTCTGAATATTGCAGTGGTACGGATGGCTGGGAGGCGGCCACTTACTCACGGCTATCCATCACCTCACCCATCGCTTAGCAAGACACGCCGTGGGATCATGTGGCACCGCTTGAGTCGCTGAAGGGCCAGCTTTCCGATATGATTGACGCTAAGTGGCACCTCGTCGCCCCGTGTGAGGTGCATCCTGAGTGGCCGTCCACTCCGCCAAGTAAATCAACGGGTTACGCCAGAAATGGCGTAACCCGTTTCCATTTTCAGGTTCTGATAATCCAGTGTCTGGAATCGGGTCGCAGGCTGCGCTCGAGCCAGCACAAGACTTCGGTTGTCGGCGTGAATCCGTGAGAGTCAAAACAAGAACGGGCCTTCACGGACCGTTTTTCTTGCGCATCGACAAAATGCCGGCGCTGTTTTCTCTGGCGGAGGCGGTGTCCGTTTTCGGCTTGATATCAGCTGGTCTCAGAAAGCCTAAAAATCCCAATCACATCAACAGGTTACGGTACACCCGTTAACCTTGCGTGATATCACGAAACACCCTAGAATCGCAGTCACGATTGTGGATGCATTTGGGGGTGCCATGGTTAGGCGGAGAGAATTTGCGCTGACCGCGAAGCAGGTTGAAAAGCTGGCCGAACCCGGCCGCTACGGCGACGGGGGCGGGCTGTATTTGCAGGTACTGCCGACCGGCGCCAAGACCTGGGTGTTCCGGTTCATGCTCAGCAAGCGCGCCCGCGAAATGGGCCTGGGCGGCGTCACCACGTTTTCACTTGCCGAGGCGCGCGAACGGGCAAGGGCGGCCCGCCAGTTGCTTGCTGATGGCATAGACCCTATCGAGGCGCGGCGCGAGGATGCGCTACAGCGCCGAATGGCCGACGCCAGCGTCATCTCGTTCGACAAGGCCGCCGAACGCTACATAGACGCCCACGCGCCCGGCTGGCGCAACGACAAGCACCGCAAACAGTGGAAGAACACGCTGGCGACCTACGCCAGCCCGGTGATCGGTGATCTACCCGTGTCGCGCGTAGATACCGCTCATGTGTTGCGAGTGCTGCAACCAATCTGGACAAGCAAGGCAGAGACAGCATCGCGCCTGCGCGGGCGAATCGAATCTGTGCTGGATTGGGCGAAGGTGCAGGGCTACCGCGAGGGCGAGAACCCGGCGCGCTGGAAAGGCCACCTGGACAAGCTGCTACCAGCCCGCGCGAGGGTGGCGAGGGTAGAACACCATGCTGCGCTGCCGTGGCGTGAAGTGGGCGCATTCATGGCCCGCGTGCGTGAGATGCCGGGCACGTCAGCGCGCGCCCTTGAGTTCATCGCCCTGACCGCGTGCCGCACGTCCGAGGCCATCAATGCCGAGTGGCGCGAGTTCGACCTGGACGCGAAGGTATGGACGATTCCAGCCGAGCGCATGAAGGCGGGCAAGGAACACATTGTTCCGCTGAGTGATGGCGCCCTGCGCATCCTGACCGATCTGCGCGACCAATCGGACGGCGCCTACGTGTTCCCCGGCCCGAAGGGCGACAAGCCGCTGTCCAACATGGCGGGGCTTCAGCTACTCAAGCGCATGGGCCGCGCCGATCTCACGGTGCATGGCTTCCGCAGCACGTTCCGCGACTGGGCCGGCGAATCGACCGCGCACCCGAGGGAGGTTATCGAACACGCGCTGGCGCACCAGTTGAAAGACAAGGCCGAGGCTGCTTATCAGCGGGGAACCTTGTTTGAAAAGCGACGCGCCTTGATGGCCGATTGGGCCGCCTACTGTGGCACCGTGCCAGCTACTGCGGACGTGGTGCCGATTCGGGGTGCGGCATGACTTTGACGGCAATCGAGGAAGTCAAGAGGCGCCTGAGCGACCTACCCGACTTGCGCAACTTTGCTTTTCATCGCCACGTCCTACAGCGCCTTTCAAGCGGTTTTGGCGCCGATCTTGTCTGGAAACAATTCGGTGACGATGCTTCCCACGTGGGCGCCGTGCTGTGGCGGGTTAATACCGCTTTCGATCTGACGATGCGGGAATATGGACGGCCACCAGCTTCGCACGAAAAAGAAGATATTCAGCGCGTGATCAGTTTGGCGAAAGAGCTTAAATCAGCGATTCGGGCGATTATGCCGGGTGACTCTGTTGCGAGCTTTGCCTATGGTTTGGATGCCGAGGGCGAGCCGGATATTCTGCTGGAACTGGGGTGGCACTCACTCAGAAAAGGGGGCTACGAAACCGGCTACCCGCTGGCCATTGCTGATGACGTGCTGGAATGGACGATCGAGGAAGCCGAGAAGCGCAGGGACGGGCTTCCGACTCGCGCGTCCGTGAGGCCGGCGCAGCACGATGAAGGCAAGTCGCCAGAGATCACGATGTTTATCCGCCACCTTGATTGGCAGTTTCGGCGGGAATTCAATGCCGGCAAGCCAACTGCAATAGCGCATATTGCTACAGCTATTTTTGACTTGAAAGATAATCCGCTAGACGCGAAGGATGTGGAAAAGCGGCTGCGCGATTCGCCGCTGAGATACCCCACCTAACGGGCAGATTTTCTTGCTTACGGGGGGATGGTATTTTCTGACCCGCCTACATGATTTGCATCAATGCGACGCGAATACGTTGCAGACCTTGAAAGGTTAATTGATGCAAACCAAGCGCTATCCCCCTTCATCCCGTCCGAAGCAGGGCGCGGAGCTTCTGGGCGTGTCCCTGCCGACTTTCTGGCGCTGGGCTGCCGAGAAACAAGACTTCCCCAAGGGCCGCCGCCTGTCTGCGCGCTGCACCGTATTTGATACGGGCGAGCTGATCGCGTGGCGTGATTCCAAGGTGAAGGGCGGCAAATGATCGCCTGGGAATGCCTTGAAGTCGGCAGCCACCGCCTGACGTGTCCCGACTGCGGGCGCGGCCCGCGCGACAAGACATTGGGCGTGACGATCAAGCCTGACGGCGCGATGGTGGCCCATTGCTTCCGTTGCGAGTTCGTCGCATCGCACCGTGGCGAACATCGGCGCACGCCGCCGCCGCCTGCCAGCAAGCCGCAGCGCCCGAAGCGCACCGACCTTTCTGGCTGGGGCCGTGATTTGTGGGCAAGCTGCCGCGAGCTTGGTGGCGTGGCCGTCGATTACCTGCGGGCGCGCAACTGCGTGATCCCCCCGCTTGATGGTGACTTGCGCTGGCATCCGGCGCTGCCGCATCCCGAAGGCTACACCGGCCCGGCACTGGTGGCGCGGGTGACGCACGCGAGGACTTGCAAACCCCTGAGCCTGCATCGCACCTGGATCAACGGCGACGGGACCAAGCCGGCCGCGCTGGGCGACAAGGCTCGCATGGTGTTAGGCGGGCACGCGCTGGCCGGTGGCGTCGTTCGCCTGTGGCCCGATGAAGGCGTGACCCATGGCCTGGGCGTAGCCGAGGGCATCGAAACCGCCCTCAGCCTTGCGCACGGGTTCCAGCCGGTATGGGCGCTAATCAGCGCTGGCCAGCTTGGCAAGTTCGAGCCGCTGCCGGGTATCGAGTCGCTGACCATCGCGTGCGACAACGATCCAGCCGGCATCAAAGCCGCACGCGAGTGCGCCGGACGCTGGTTCGCTGCTGGTGTTGAAGTCATCGTGACACGCCAGGAACAGGGCGATTTGAACGACGTAGCAAGGGAGGCAGCATGAGCGCACGGGAAGCTATCGAAGAAGTGCTGCGCACAGCCGAGCGCGTCAGTAAACCGCCCGCCGACGGCGTGGTGATCGAGCGCGGTTCCGATCTGCGCATCGTGCCCGTGGCGTGGCTGTGGCGCGACTGGCTGGCGCGCGGAAAGCTGCATTTGCTGGCAGGTGCGCCGGGGCAGGGCAAAACCACTATCGCGCTGGCCTTCGCCGCGACCGTCACCAGCGGCGGACGCTGGCCCAATGGCGCGAGCTGCAAGCCGGGCAACGTGCTGATCTATTCCGGTGAAGACGATCCTGCCGACACGCTGGCGCCGCGCCTGCTGGCGTCTGGTGCCGACATGAGCCGCTGCTACTTTGTGAAGGGCACTCGCATTGATGGCGCTGAACAAGCGTTCGACCCCGCGCGAGATATGGACAAGCTGCGCCAGTGCATCGCCAACATGCCGGGCGGGATTGATCTGCTGATCGTTGACCCCATCGTCGGGGCCGTGACCGGCGACAGCCACAAGAACACGGAAACCCGGCGCGGGCTGCAACCGCTGGTTGATCTGGCCGCCGAATGTCGGTGCGCGCTGATCGGCATCACGCACTTCCAAAAAGGCGGGCAAGGCACCGATCCATCCATGCGTGTGATCGGTTCCGTTGCCTTCACTGCGCTGGCCCGTGTGGTGATGGTGGCTGCGAAGGTGCAAAGCGAAGACGACAAGCCGCTGCGCGTGCTGGCGCGGGCAAAGTCGAATATTGGGCCGGATGATGGCGGGTTTGAATATCACCTGGAACAGACCGAGATTCAAACCGACGTGTTCGCTTCGCATGTGGCCTGGGGCAATGCGGTAGAGGGCAGCGCGCGCGAGCTGCTGACCGACCCAGACGACGATGCCGGCAACGATGCCAACGACGCCGCAACCATCCTTCAAGCCGAGCTGGTAAGCGACTGCTGGACGCCTGCCGACGCGGCAAAGAAGGCTGTCACGCGCCAGGGCTTCACGGCAAAACAGGTTTGGAGCGCGAGCAAGAAGTTAGGAGTCATTCGCAAGAAGGGCGGAATGACCGCTGGCTGGTACTGGCGCCTGCCAGGTGGCGTTGACCCGGAATTGCCCGCCGAAGATTCCCAAAAACCGCCCGAAGATTCCGAAGATTCCACGTTACGTAAGACGGAATCTTCGGAATCTTCGGAATCTTCGCATGCCACACGAAAACCCCGAAAAGGACGAAAACCGGCTGACGTGATCGATATTGATTACATCGAAGTCACGCCCACGGCCCCGCACTGACCCACTACACCCAGCCCGCCCAGCGCGGGTTTTTTCTTGACAAGACGATTGAAAGACGCTATATATCACGCAGTCTCAATAGTCTATGACTATTGCAACCCGCCCGGCGATTCGGGCACCTTTTATGAAAGTGACCCGATGAAAGTAGCCGACCTGCGCGAAGCCCGCGCCCTGAAGGTAGCCGAAGCCCGCGCCCTGGTGGACAAGGCCGGTGCCGAGAAACGCAACCTGACCGCCGACGAACAGAAAGCCTTCGACGGCCTGAAGGCCAGCATTACCGATCTGGAAGCGCAAGAGCAGCGCGCCGTGTTCCTTGAGTCTGCCGAGCGCCGCAGCCTGGGCACGCCCGACAAGGCCACCGCGAATCTGGAGGGCGCCGTCAACATCACCGACGCCATCCGCGCGCAGATTGAGCAGCGCAGCGTGACCGGCGCCCTTGCCGAGTTCCAGCAAGAGGCCAAGCGCAACGGCATCGAAGCCAAGCATGGCGGTGTGCTGATCCCGTCAAGCGTGTTCGAGAAACGCGCCACCATGACAACGACTGCGAACGCCGCCATTACCCCGGACGATCCGCGCCCCGATCAATTCATCGGCTTGCTGCGCAATTCGACCATCGTGCGCAGCCTGGGCGCGCGCGTGCTGTCGGGCTTGCGCGGCGATGTGGTGATCCCGAAGGCCACGGGCGCGAGTACCGCCTACTGGTTGAACGAGGGCGACGCGCTGACCGAAAGCAACCCGAGCTATTCCAGCATTCGCCTGGAACCCAAGCACGTCGGTGCTTTGACCGCCTTCAGCCGTCAACTGGCCTTGCAGTCCAACCCTGCGATTGAGCAACTGCTGCGCGACGATATTGCCGCCGTAGTCGGGCTGGCCGTTGACAAGGCTTTGCTGCATGGCACCGCAGCCGCCAAGCAGCCCGTGGGCATCTTGAATGCTGTCGGTGTCCAAACCGCCAGCTTGGCAACCTTGGATTGGGCCGCCGTGCTGGCCGTGTTCGAGAAACTGGCGCTGGTGAACGTCACCCCCAATGCGATCCTGACGCACGCCAAGGTGGCGACCAAGCTGGGCAGCACCTTGAAGTCCACCACCGCAGGCGCTGACTACATCCTGCAAGGCGGCAGCATCAACGGCAAGACCGCGCATGTCAGCAACCAGCTTGACGCCAAAGCGGGAAGCCCTGCCAAGGGCCGCATGATCGTCGGCGACTTTGGCGAGCTGGTGATTGGCGAATGGGGCGCCGCCACCGAAGTGCTGGCCAACCCCTACGCCGCCGGCTACTACGAACGAGGCGACGTGCAATTGCGCATCCTGCACACCATGGATGCCGTGGTGCGTCGCCCGGATGCCTTCGTCGTCGTCGACGACATCGCCATCGTCTAAGCCATGGATGCGCCAGTGATCGAACGTCGCGCCACCGCTGGCATCACCGCCAGCGGGCGCGTGCTGTCCGGCTACGCCGCCGTCTTTGGCGTCGATACCAAGATCGGCGGTTTCACCGAACGCATCGCCCCCGGTGCATTCAAGGAAACGCTGGCCAGTGGCCGCGACGTGCTGGCGCTGGCTGACCACGATCAACGTGCCGTGCTGGGCCGCACCAAGACCGGCACGCTGACGCTGCATGAAGACGGGCACGGGCTGGCCTTCACGCTGGCGCTGCCCGACACGCAAGCGGGCCGTGATGTGGCCGCACTGGCGCAGCGTGGCGACCTGGGCGGCATGAGCTTTGGTTTCGTCGCTACTGATGAAGTCTGGCGCGGCGACACGCGCGAGCTGCGCGCCGTCGAGCTGCACGAAGTCAGCGTGGTGCAGGCATGGCCAGCCTATGAGCAAACCACCGTGAGCGTGCGCAATCGCCCGCCGCAGGTGGGCATCTTCAATGGCCGCGAACTACTTTGGCTGGACACATGCGACTGATCGAACGTGCCGCCCGCGTGCTGGGCCTGGAGCGCCGCGACGCGAACCCGAACGACGTGTGGGCCAACTTTGCCGCCCTGCGCACGTCGGGCAGCGTCACGCCCGAATCGGCGCAGTCCGTGGCCGCCTGCTACGCCGCTGTATCGGCCATTAGCGAAGCCATCGGCAGCTTGCCCCTGCACCTGTACCGCCGTGAAGGCGAAGACCGCGTGAAGGCCAGCGACCATCGTCT